GCATCAGCAACTATTGATTCTAACACTAATGTTGTAGATAGCATTACCATCACTGACAGCGGACTACATTACAATTCAGCAATTCCACCTACAGTTACTATCACAGGAGGCGGAGGAAATGGTGCTGCGGCGACTGCTTCAGTTAGCTCTACTGGTCTTGTTACTGGCATTCTCATCACAAATCCTGGCACTGGTTATACTTCTGCGCCTACCGTTACCATTGACTACTCGCCAAAGGACAACAGAGCAGAAGTCAAGTCCTGGGATGCTGTTACAAGAACCCTTGAGGTCATTAATAGAACTGGAACCTTTACAACTGCTGAAGTAATTACTGGTCAAACATCTGGTGCTAAGTGGTCACCTGAATCTTATGACACTCTAAATAATACGAGCACTACATACTACGCCCAGAATAGGGAGATTGAAGATAGTGCTGATGAGATTATCGACTGGACGGAAGGTAATCCATTTGGTGAATATGGTAATTTTACAGGTAGCCTCTAATGTTAGGATCACATTTTTACAACCAGATTGTTCGTAAGAACATTATTGCGTTCGGAACGCTCTTCAATAATATTGAAATGAAGAGCACTGATCCTGATACTGGAGAAGTGTTAGAAGCACAGAAAGTTCCTCTTGCTTATGGACCTAAGCAGAAGTTTCTAGTTCGTCTAACCGACAACCAAACATCAAAGGTATCCATCACCCTTCCTCGAATTTATTTCGAGATGACTAGTATTGACTACGATTCTACCCGTAAGACATCACCAATTCAAAAATACAAAACGATCGTTGCTGATAATGGTAATGAGGTCAGAGTTCAATATGTTCCTGTTCCTTATAATATAGGGTTTGAGTTAGGAATTATTGCTAAGTCTCAGGACGATGCTCTACAAATTCTAGAGCAGATCTTACCATACTTCCAACCATCTTTTAGCATCACTCTCAACATGATCCCAGACATGAATGAGAAGAGAGATGTTGCTATTGTATTGAACAATATTAGCAGTGAAGATGAGTGGGAGGATAGTTTTATGCAGCGTAGGTATATTGCCTACACTCTAAACTTCACCGCTAAAACGTACCTCTACGGTCCTTACAGCACTTCCGATATCATCAGGAAGGCAATTATTCACGAAACTATTGGCGATTTGGATGTCAATAGAAGAACCGTCACGAGAACTTATACACCAAAAGCAGTTACAGATATCAACGAAGATGGTGTCATTGATGTCAATGATGATGTCCTACTTGATGCTGGAGATGACTTTGGATTTAATGAAGGAATTGAATTCTTATGAGCCTAGAAGAGAACATGGAAGAACTTCTGAATATCAGTGCTGAGGTTGTTGAAGAACCAAAGCCTGTCAAGAAAGAGCGTGAGGCAGACAAGGATGACCGCCAGAAGGACTATGAATATACCAGGGGTGAGTTATACACCCTCATAGATCAGGGTCAGGAGGCGGTCAGAGGCGCTTTAGAGGTCGCTCAGGAGAGTGGACACCCGAGAGCGTATGAAGTCGCTGTAGCGGCAATGAAGCATGTTGCAGACATGACTGAGAAACTACAGGATCTCCATAAGAAGATGAAGGATCTTGACGAGGAAAAGAAAGGACCATCCCGTGTCACTAACAATGCTATGTTTGTTGGTAGCACTACAGAGCTTCAGAAGATGCTAAAAGAGATGGGGGGCGGCAAGAGATAAATAAAAATAAAACTGTATTGTCGTGCCAACAACCAATATCAATTATGTAAGACACACTATATTATGCGCTGTTGATCCTAACCAACCTGCTTCCACTACAGTAAATCACTTTAGTGGGACAGAAGGATGGACTACTATACAATACAAAGATTTTAATGTTGATTATGAACCACATGACTATCTAAATGTGGATAGAACTCCTGGCACATACCAAGCAAGGAACTACGACAATACTGTTAGAACACCAGCGCCGTATCAGCGCCACGATGTAAACAACAATCCCGTATTACTCTAATGGCACAGTGGAACAAGCAGGACCAAGCATATAGGGTTCAGGACACAACCAACTTTGAAGTAATCCAAATTGCTGACCACTGGGGTGAGCAATCGGATTGGAGACCTCAATTCTCAGCAAAGAATAGATTTAAGGTATCTCCATATCAAACTGTTTTCTTCAATACTTTCCAGTATGGTAAAGAAACTGATATTTGGGATGAGGCAATTACAGGCACTGCTTCAGCTACTCATAGCACTCAATTATCAAACATCATTATGTCGGTTGGTGGCACTGCTGGTGATAAGGTCATCAGACAGACCAAAATGGTAATGTCATATATTCCTGGCAGAGCAGCACAGTGCTCATTTGGTATTCGTTTAGAAACACCAGTAGCAGGTATTCGTAGAAGGTTTGGTGTATTCAACGATACTGACGGAGCATTTTTTGAAGACGATGGCACAAACTATTATTGTGTCATTCGTAGTAGTGCATCTGGTAGTTTAGTAGAAAGAAGAATTCCCAGAGAAGATTGGAATGGAGACAAGTTAGATGGGACTGGTCCTAGTCAGATTACAGCCAATCCAACAGCACAACAATTAGTTAATATTGACTATGAGTGGTATGGATCTGGTGATGTAAATTTTAGTTATACGATTGGTGGAGAAACTCACATCATTCATAAATTTACTAATGCCAATATTATCAATTCTGTTTGGTGCGCTACTCCATTCCTTCCAATTCGTGTCGAGATTGAAAATGTAACTGGCGCTGCTGGCACACATTATCTTTATCAAGGGTCAAATTCCTTCCTTCAAGAAGGTGAGCCAGAGAAACTAGGAACACTTGTAAGTCGCAGTAACGCTATTACTGGCACTACGATGGCAGTTGCAAACACATATTATCCAGTAATCAGTATTAGATTAAAACCAACTGCACTTCAAGGTGTTGCTTTGCCTAGATCACTTCAGGTAGCAACTAACGATAACACAAATGTGTTTTGGAAATTAGTTCAGAACCCAACTCTTACTGGAGCAGTTTGGACTAATCCTACAGATGCAAATATTATTACTCAATATGATATTAGTGCTACTGCGTATACAGGTGGCACTAATCTTGTTGGTGGATTTACGATTGGTGGTGGTTCAAGTTTGATCGAACTTGATACAAAAGCACATTTACAAATTGGCAGAAGTGCTCTTGGAACTGTCAGTGATATCTATACTCTTGTTTGTGCTTCACCAAACACCAACAAAGCAGCAGTAGCAGTTATAAACTGGTTAGAGCAAAGATAATAAATAAAAGGGTAAACCCTCAGCGTTTATCATGAGAGCATATAAAGAGATCAAGCATCTCGCTGAAGAAGCAAAGAAGAAAGAAAAAGAAGAGAAGCGTTTCTGTAAGCTTTGCCAAAAACCAGAAACTAGAGATGAGTGCTCCTACGGAGAGAAGGCATGGGATCGTTTCGCTGTCCCCATCAAATCCGTCAAGCGCGAGGAAACGGAGCTAGAAGAAGGTGCTGCCTGGACCAAAAAATCAGGGCAGTCAAAAGAAGGTGGACTCAACGAGAAGGGAAGGAAGTCTTACGAGAGAGAAAATCCTGGATCTGACCTTAAAGCACCAAGCAAGAAGGTTGGAAATCCCCGTCGCGCATCATTTTGTGCTCGAATGAAGGGCATGAAAAAGAAATTAACTTCTAAGAAAACTGCCAACGACAAAGATAGTCGTATTAATAAATCCTTACGAGCGTGGAATTGTTGACATAAGTGAGTATAATTACTAATGAACTACCATAGTATGATGAAACTAAATTCCAACGATATTCTGCGCTTAATGTTAGCGTGTAAAAAGTATCAGGACAGCACAGGTTCTGAATACATGTGGGATGAATATGAGCATTTGATAACCAAACTTCAGTATTATAAAGAGGAAAATTGCCCCGACGAATAGATAGTGTAGTTGCAAATACCTAATGAAATTCTTTTTTGCGCTACTTGCTACAATGTTCTTTGCCCTTCCTGCTTGGGCAGTAGATGTCCAGATGGGTGCTAATGGCAACCTAGTGTTCGAACCTGCTGAGGTATCAATCAATGCTGGAGAATCTGTTCATTTTATTAACAATATGCTACCACCACATAATGTCGTGGTTGATGGTCATCCTGAGTTGAGCCATGAAGGTCTCTCTATGTTACCAGGCGAAGACTTTACGATTGACTTCCCAGAGGCAGGAGACTATACTTACTGGTGTGCTCCCCACAAAGGTGCGGGCATGATCGGAACAATTCATGTCTCATAATCATAACTACGAACCGATGCCTGCTTGGGTTGCCTGGGCAGGTGTAGGATTGATGATCTTTACGGTCATGATTTTTGTTATCTTCACACTTTCTGTAATGTATTTCGGATGAACCACGCTGACCACTCAACCTTTGAACACCTTATTCATATGTTTCTTTGCTGTCTTGCTGGTCTAGGTATCGGCACCCTAGCAGTCTGGGGATACAATCAAATCAAATCAAATAAGAACCACAATCCATGAGGAAGTATATCGTTACGGTAAACGATATCAAGTATGTAGTTTATTCTACAGCATCCGAATGGTTCGTATTAACTTCAGTCATTTCACACATTCCAAATAAAAAAACATGGAGCATTTATTGGGACGGGCACTGCTGATTGTGGCGGTGCCTTTTGTTTTAACTACACTCTACTTCGGAGCAAAGAAAGGTGGATATTACGACACCGATATGTACAAGGGAAATGGAACCGCCCACTAAGAGGCGGTATCATTTTTCTCTATCATCTTTCTCTAGAATGTATGGAGTTCCTAATGTAACTCAAGATATGGCAGACTTCTGTTTTGAGTGGGCACTAGGAGAAGAGATAGCACCACTAGATTGTTTACATCATGTGGACATATACTTCAAAAGACTATGGGACACGAGATCATCGTTCAGCTAGGCATACTCATCTTCATGTGTATGTTTGGCGTTTTTTTGTTTTTAATTTCTTTATTCTAATGGGACATATAGCAGCAGCAGTATTAAATAACAAAGTCGCTCTGGCTTTCATTTGCTACATACTTGTCTTTGTTCCTATCCTAGGAATCTGGGCAGTCCATAAATATAACTGGCAACACTGGCAACCTTTTGATAAGAAACATAAATCATGAAACTATGGATGCTTGGCAATCGTCTCACGACTGAGATGTATGAACGCCAACGATTTATTGAAGAAGCAGAGAAGCAAGGTATTGACTTCACTGTAGTATTTGCTGATGAAATTGACTTAATTGTATCACGCGATGACAGAAAATCGATCCGTTACAAAAATGACATTGTTAGTCTACCTGATGTTCTACTTGCTCGTACTGGGAGTGGGACTGGTTATTTTAATCTCTCCGTCATAAGACAGTTTGAGAGGATGAACGTTCCTACGCTTCCAAACTCTGCCTCTATTGAAGCGTCAAAGGATAAACTTTATGCCAATCAGATCTTGGCACAAGCAGGACTTCCTATTCCCAAAACTCTTCTTACTCGTTTTCCATGTAAGGCAGAGTTGGTTGAGAAGCAGGTAGGATTTCCTTGTGTCCTAAAAGTAGTTACAGGATCACATGGAGCTGGAGTATACCTCTGTCGAACACCAAAAGAGTTTGAAGATCTATCCGAGTTGATCTCTAGTCTTGATAGCAAGACAAGCATGATTATTCAGGAGTATATCTCACACTCGGAAGGTAGAGATCTGCGAGTGATTGTTATTGGTGGTCGCGTAGTTGGTGCGATGCAACGCACAGCGACTGATGGATCTTTCAAGGCAAACATCTCTCGCGGTGGCGAGGGGGCAGCATACGATGTTGATGATGAGATGGAGATGCTTTCTATTCAGGTAGCAAAGGTTCTTGATCTTGACATCGCTGGTGTAGATCTTTTGTTCCATCCAGATGGATACAAAATCTGCGAAGCAAACTCTTCTCCTGGTTTCCAAGGATTTGAGAAAGCACTAGATATTAATATACCAGAAAAGGTATTTTCATACGCTAAGTTGCGATCAAATGCATGAACCTTCTGCTTCGCCCACTAAATGACCTAACTGATCCCACTTGGTCAGTAATCATTCTTCTCTGTTGTGGACTAGCATTTACGCTATATTGTGTCATATATATTCTACGCCTATCATTTAAGGAATTAGAAGAAGATGGCCAAGTCCGCAAACAAGGGCAAGAAGGGCAACACGAAACAAAATCAGGGCAACGCAACAGCGAAGAAAGCTAAGAACGGAGGCAAGAAAAAGTAATGGGAGCTATGACACCACCTAGCAGGAAGTCCTGCTACAATTTCCGAGTGATCGAGATCAACAGAGTTCTTGACGGAGATACAATTGATGTTACGATTGACTTGGGTTTTGACCTCTACAAAAAAGAGAGGGTTAGAGTTGCAGGAGTGGATACACCAGAGAAACGAACTAAGGATGATGAAGAGAAGGCACTGGGATACGATGCCACCCACTGGCTTGAGGAGAAACTTGAAGGTGCTATCTCTGGCGACGATGATCTCATTATCCGCACTGAGCTTGTTGGCGGTATGGGCAAGTATGGGCGTCTTCTCGGGTGGCTTTATATTGGAGACGCAGAACTCTCCCTCAACGAACAAATGATTACAGAAGGCTACGCCTGGTCTTACGATGGTGGAACCAAGCAAAAGGACTTCGAAGAACTCAGAGAAATCAGACGCGCCAACGGAACTCTCTGAAGTAACCAGTATATTATAAAAAATTAATCTGTGTGTAAAACAACACTTATAAAATCGTAGCCAATCGTAACACTATTTA